CAAAACAAAGAATTATAGAGAACGATTGAAATACTTTACATCAAAAATTACAGAGTTACAAAAACAAATGAATTGTAAAGATTCAGATACACTTGGAATGTGGCACCAACGTTGGTGGGAAAAATACATCAATAAGAATGCAGAACGTCTTGGTGTTGAAGTTGAAAAATCTGTAATGGATGGTCTTGTAAAAAGATGGGCATTCTACGATAAATCTTTCTCACTGAATTCTAAGAACATACAAAATCCAGAGTTACTTTCTTGGGCAAAACAAGTTGATTCAACAACGTTAAAAGATCAGTTAAAGAAAAACATAAAACCATTCGAAACACTTGTACTGAGATTCGGTGCAGAGGTTATGAAGAATGTTAGTGATGTTATGGCTTTAAATCCAGAGAAAACAACTGAAAAGATAAGAAACGATGTTAAAACGGCAATTGATAAACTTTCAAAGTCAAACGATATAAAGGATCTTGAAGTTCTGAAAACACAATTGGGTAGAATAAAAGCCGCTGGTGGTATGAAATCAATTGCACCACTCGAAGGTATCGTATTCAACTTCAAAGGTAAAACGTATAAACTCACTGGTGCATTTGCACCGATCAATCAACTGCTTGGTTATTTCAAATTCGGTTGATATTTATTCTAGTAAAAGGTTTCATTTAATTTTGGTGGTATATGTCAGATATTAAAATTGATAGTATTAAAGACGTTAAGGATATTCTTGCAGGAAAACACGAGGCACAAAACAAACTTCAAGTTGGATATGTTCCAACAGAAGAACCAAAGGTTACACGGGAAGTTGGTGAGAAGTGGTTTGATTCGGATGGAAATGAGTGGGAACAAAAGGAAGGATATTCGGTAAAGCTTGGAAAACAATGGCAACAGGAACTACACGAGTACCTAAACACATTTCCAAATTGCCGTAAAGAAGTTTGTACGTGTACCATGCCTAAGAGATTAGATGAAAAGATGAAGGCAATGCATGGAATGTGTTTCGATTGTGTAATAGAGATGGAACATAAGATTAAGTTGGAAAAGAAATGGGATGAGTACGAAAAGGAAAAGTTAAGACAAAACGCTTTATCATGGTTGAAAGAAGCAGAGAGAGATAAAAATCTTATAGCCGAAGAACTATCAAAGGTTGAATTTGCAAACTCATTTGGTGACTCTGAAAAGTGGGACACTGGTGTAACAAAGGAACAAATTCTACAAAAGATAGAAGAAGAATTTGAAAACTTCCGCAAGGACTTTATCGAGAAATTAGAAAAAGAACTTAGCGGTGAAATTGGAGAAGAGGTTGAACAGAGTGAAGATAATCCGTGAAATATTTAGTGGTGTAGGTGGTAGTATATCATCTAAACGTACCATGACATTTTTATCGTTCCTTGTAATGTTACTTGTTGCATGGGCCAGTATCTTTATGGGAAGAGAAGTACCACAATTCATATTCGAAGGATTCATGTGGATTGTATTGGGTGGATTATTTTCAGTTGCGTCTGAACAATTTGGTCAAAAGTTTGGAGTACCAAAAGAAACAGAAGAAGTTTGTGATGAACCTTATAACCGTTGGGAAGAAGAAACCCCAAGACGTAGGAGACGTAGATGAGTATTGTAATCGAAAGATCAGTTCCAACTAACAAAAAACTTTATAGTAGTGTTAAGTCACGAATAAAAAAGAAGTTTAAAGTATGGCCATCTGCATATGCATCAGCAGCACTTGTAAAAGCATACAAAGCTGCTGGTGGTGGTTATCGTAATGAATCGGTAACAATCGAAAATCCAGTATATCGTCTTGAAGGGTACACTACAAATGGATGTGGTAAAATTACAGAATTACATTTTGGTATTCAAGAAGCAGGTACACAAGTTTTAGGTGAAGCAGAATATCGTGGACGTAAGGTATCACTAGGAAAACCATTCAGAACTGCGGGTGGTCCAAAGAAGTTTGCTGTTTATGTAAAGAACCCAAAGGGTAACGTTGTGAAGGTAAACTTTGGTCATAAAGGCGAAGGTGGTAAGAAAACAATGAAGATTAAGAAATCAAATGCAGCAAGACGTAGATCATTCCGTGCAAGGCATCGTTGTGATTCTCCTGGTCCTCGTCATAAAGCACGTTATTGGTCATGTAGATTCGGTTGGCCTTCAAGTGGTAAGGGTGCAATAGATAAGACATAATCATGAATGTTGAATTATTCAAATCATTGTTACGTCCATATTGGAACACTTGGTCTGTAAATAATCTAGATGATGCTGCTGACAAAATAGCAACTGCATATGATCTATCAAACATTGCAAGTAGTGGACCTTTCTTTGGTGCAAAACTTGTTAAAGGTGATAGACAAACTCTGAAAACGTTTTTGTCTGCTGGACTAAATGTAAACTTTGGACTTCAAGTTAAACCACCCGGTATAACACCGGGTTTTACGTTAATGGCAACTGGATTCTGTATGTATTGGGTTGGATCTATTTTCACTCCATTACCTGCAATGCCTCCTATGGTTGCTCCCACAACTGGATGTCAAGTTCTTTTTCCCGGAATTCCTGTTGGGTTTGATATGGAACTAAAAAGAACGTTTGACAATACCGATGTTGAACAGGCACTAACTTCATTTGCAAATTCTCTTGTAAAACACCAATTAACTATTATGGGTATATACAGTGGTCTTGTTCCAGCTGTACCTTCACCTATACCATTGGTTTTACCGTGGGTTTCAATGTTAAGCATTCCAGGTATTTCGATTCCAAATATAAACCTCGGTGGTGGAGAATCAGACGACGGAACTGGTGGAACAGGCGGCGGCACTGGTGGTGGAACAGGCGGCGGCACTGGTGGTGGAACAGGTGGTGGTACTGGTGGACCAACACCACCTCAAACTGGAAAAGATCAAGATGGTAATGATATTGAAACTGTTAATGCACTTAATGATGCAATCGCAACAGCAGAATCCGATGCACAAAATCAAACACAAGATAAAGTAAATGACGCAATTGAAAACTTAAAACGTCTTATAAATGATGCATTGGCTTCTGGTAAAATAATACCAAGAAAGGCGAATGAATTACTCACTAGAATAGGTAATATACGATCTGGTTTATCAGATCCATATTTTGATGCATCCACTGGTTTCGATACAAGTCCAGACAATAAGTTTGTTGATTATGTAAATCTTGGAGCAGATGGAAATCTAAAACCAATTGATGAGATTTACATAAATCAGGATTCTGTCACACAAGAATTTTTCGGAAATATAATACGTGAAAGATTATCAAGAAATAGATTTAAACCAAATCTAGTAGTTGATTCACGTCAAAGAACTAAAAATAGAAACGAAGTCGGTTACAGAAATGCATATCTACAAATAACTGTTGAACTGAGAGAGCAAGTTATACTAAGAACCGATGGTGACAGGGAATATCAATTTTATCTAACCTTAGATATGGCAAATCAAGGTGCATTCGAATACTGGGATGTGCCTCAACGTAGGTTTATAGAAACACCAGTCGGTATTGGTATTCCAAGAAATATCTTCACTTTTAGAGACACAATAGAAAGTCAAAACTCTATTTGGGCAGGTCCTCCTTTTAATATCCAATCTCCAAAAGAAAGAGGATTAGAAATAATGAGAGGACCTTTTGAACAAATATTAGATCAAAAAATTCAAGAATTTAACACGTATATAGACACATACTTTAACGGAAGATTGAGAAGAAAACTTCAAACGATAGATTTGTATTTAACAACAGAACCTCGTGAAGATTTTAATCCTTTCGGTAACCAAGTATTTACCAAGATGGATAATTTTGTTAAATTACCATAAGTTTACTATATTTATCTATATGACACCATCACAAGAACATATCGCCCGTTTAGTTATTCGTGAATACGTTAAGTCGTATCTGATGGAAGGAAAGAAACCATTTGGTGGACTTCGTAAGTGGTTCAAGGAAAAATGGGTGGATATTAGTAGAAAGACAAAATCAGGTGGTCATCCTGCTTGTGGTGCATCTGCTGGTTCTAAATCAAGAAAAGGTGGTAAACGTGCTTATCCAAAATGTGTACCTGCATCAAAGGCATCACGTATGACTAAGAAACAAAAGAAAAGTGCAGTTACGAGAAAACGTAAGAAAGGAGCTACTGGTCGTGGCAAAGCAAAAATGGTTTCAACATTCCCTAAGACCTAATGTAGTGCGTCATTGGATTATTGAAATATCAAAAACAAAACAGTTCATTTTTTTCTTGGGTATTGTAATTGGCATAGTTGGTATGTCTTTATATGACAAATACCAAAATGACTTGTTTCTATCAAAAAATCAAAGAATCATAGATAGTTTATCGGTTGAGATCTCTGTTAAAAATAGAGAAAATGATGCACTAACTAAGAAAGCAAATGAACTAGATTCTCTTTTGGAAATTCAAACCGGCGACGTAACAAATATCATAAACAACTTCCCGTCTCAGCAAAGACCAGAGATAAAGAATTCAGATTCTGCGGCTAAGTTTATTTTTGACTTTATAAGGAAATAACATGAAATCGTTATGGGTATTTTTAATGATTCTATGTTCATCCGTTGCATACGGACAAAAAGATTCTGTATTATGTTTATCTAAACCTGAGTTATTGATACTTGCCAATAAAATTCAATTACTTCAAGATTCATCTAAATACAAAACCTCCGTAATTAATGCACAGACAACATTACTGAGAACATACTCAGATAGAGTTTTAGTTTACGATGAACAACTTAAAAATCGTCAACAAACTATTGAGTTGGTAAACAAACAAAACGAAGAACTAAAAAAACAAGTAGAGACACTCAGACCAAAGTGGTACGATGATAATCGACTTTGGTTTGGTGCTGGTGTTCTAACAACTGTAATTGTTTTTGTGGCAACAAGATGAGTCATAACATAAGAGACATAATAAAGCAAGAGTATGTGAAGTGTGCAGCAGACCCTGTTCACTTCATGAAGAAGTATGCAAAGATTCAACACCCTGTTCGTGGTAAAATCCTATTCGAACTGTGGAACTTTCAGGAAGACGTTCTCAAAGATTTTCAAAACGAACGTTACAACATCTGTCTAAAATCACGTCAGTTGGGTATCTCAACTCTTATTGCAGGTTACTCACTTTGGTTGATGTTATTTCAGACCGACCAAAACATTCTCGTTATTGCTACCAAACAAGAAACTGCGAAGAATCTCGTAACGAAGGTTAGAGTTATGTATGACAATCTTCCATCGTGGTTGAAAACTGCGGTGGTAGAAGATAACAAACTCTCACTTCGTTTCAAGAATGGTTCACAGATAAAAGCTGTATCTGCTGCCGCTGATGCTGCTCGTTCGGAAGCTCTTTCACTTCTTATTATTGACGAGGCCGCCTTCATTGATAACATCGAGGAAATTTGGGCCTCTGCACAGTCCACAATCAACACTGGTGGTTCTGCAATTATCAACTCGACTCCTAACGGGGTTGGTAATTTCTATCACAAACAGTGGGTAAATGCAAAGACAGGACGAAGTGCGTTCAATCCAATCTTCCTTCACTGGACGGTTCACCCTGAACGTGATCAAGCTTGGAGAGATCAACAAGATATTATCCTCGGTCCATCACTTGCTGCGCAAGAATGTGATGGTGACTTCCTTTCATCTGGTAAATCTGTTGTAGATGGTAACATAATTGACTGGTATCAAAAGACATATGTAACAGAACCAAGAGAGAAGAGAGGTGCCGAGGGTGCCCTTTGGATATGGAACGATCCAGACCCCAACAAATCGTATATGATTTCTGCCGACGTTGCTCGTGGTGATGGTAAGGACTTTTCTACATTCCATGTTATAGACATTGAAAATGTAGAACAAGTTGCGGAGTATCAAGGAAAGTTAGATACTAAATCATTCGGTAATCTTCTTGTATCAATGGCAACCGAATATAATGATGCCCTTTTAGTAGTTGAAAACGCAAACATAGGATGGGCTGTTATCCAACAAATAATCGACCGTGGTTATCCAAATCTGTATTATACCTACAAAGAAGATGGTTACACCGACCCATCGGTTCACATACCGAAAGGTTATGACATTAAAGATAAATCCCAAATGGTTCCTGGATTTACAAACAGTTCAAAAACAAGACCACTCATTGTATCAAAGTACGAGATGTATTTCAGAGAACGTGTTCCAATTATAAAGTCAAATCGTCTTGCAGAGGAAATGTTCGTCTTTATTTGGAATGGTGGAAGAGCCGAGGCACAAAATGGTTATAACGATGACTTGGTGATGGCATTCGCAATTGGATTGTGGGTGAGAGATACTGCCTTGAAACTACGTCAAGAAGGTATGATGAAAACAAAACTGGCGTTGGAATACATGAAAAAATCAACACAGGTTTACAACACTGCAAATGCAATTGACATAAAGAAACAATCTGGTTGGTCAATGGATGCTGGTGTAAATAAACCAAATGAAGATTTAACTTGGCTCCTATAAATTGCGGTTATATTCAATTAGTAGATATTTATATTTATCGTGTAGTAATAAACAAACAGGTAACAAATGGCACAGAAGTCAATTTTCGATAGATTAAAAACCCTCTTTTCAACTAACGTTATCGTAAGAAATGTTGGTGGAAAGAAGTTACGAGTAGTAGATACTGCGCGTTATCAAGCCGATGGTAATCCACACACATCAAAAGTTATTGACCGTTATGGAAGATTACACGGAACTCGTGGGACTCCTATCTCCGTTTATAACCAATACAACTCTTTCTCTGCAACAAAGATAGACCTTTACACCGACTATGAAGCAATGGACACGGATGCCATTGTATCATCGGCACTAGACATTTATGCAGACGAATCTACGTTGAAAAATGACATTGGTAATGTTTTAACCATTAAAACAGATAATGACAATATCCGTAAAATTCTTCAAAACTTATTTTACGATATTCTAAACATCGAGTATAATCTATGGCCTTGGATTCGTAATCTTTGTAAGTATGGAGACCACTATCTTTATTTGGATATTAAAGATGGTCTTGGTGTAACAAATGTTGTTCCTCTTTCACCATACGAAATGCAACGTGACGAAGGAACAGACCCTGAACATATTTACATGACCAAGTTTATCTATGAAGGTCCACTCGGAAAGGGTGAATTCCAGAATTATGAAATTGCCCACTTCCGATTGATTGGTGACACCAACTTCTTACCGTATGGTAAGTCAATGTTAGAAGGTGCCCGTAAACTTTACAAGCAACTTGTTCTTATGGAAGATGCGATGTTGATTCACCGTATCATGAGAGCACCTGAAAAGAGAGTCTTT